CATTTATTACTGCCGTCATAATTCCTCCTACGAACTAATTGTATCGATGTACGAAAGAACTACGTCTAAACTACTTGCGGTATCAGAGACGGCTTCTAACGTATCACCACTAGCTAAAACAATTTTAGCGCCACCTTGAATTAATTCAATAGCGCTGTTTGGTGGGACCACTACTCCTTTTGCTAAAAAGTAGTCAGCTCCTCCTTTTGCAATTTTAACATCAATTGCAATTGTTGATGTTAAAATATTACAACATCTAATACCTATTACTGCATCATAATTTCCAGCTGCTAACAATGTAGTATCACCTGTTCCAATTGTTCTTACTAAAACGTTTCTAAAATCTTGTGCCATATTTTTTTCCTATTTAAAGCGCAACCGCCATTGCTAATGCAAAGCCAGCTGACGCTGCTCCTACTGGTGTTCCTGTAGCATCTAAATAAACAGATTTACTTGCAGGTAAAGTACAAAATACATCTTTTGTACCACTAGTAAAACTAACTGCTGAATCTGAATTAGAACTGGAGATAACTGTAGTTCTAGTTAAGTTTGCACTTGATCCATCTAGTGTACCAAGTCCAACTTCAAACTCTGTTGTACCTTGATTAAAAATACAATAGTAAGTTGTATTACTATTTCCTATTCCTGCTGCAAAAGTTTCAAAACCGGTTACCGCTGAACCAAGTGCCATTGGACCTGTGCCAGTAGTTGTACTTGTTACTTTTACTCTGTCATTTATTACTAAAGCCATTTATTCTCCTTAAGCCATACTTATAATTGCATTACTCGCAGTTGATGGATCAGGGAAAGTAATTTTAAACGTGCCATTAGTAGCAGTTTTATTTCCTCCAAAATCTAACACAACACATAGTTTATCACCGTTAGTATCATTATAAATAGCTGCAAAGGCTGCGGTAAAAGTTGCTGACGACCAAGTCGTATCAGCGAAATCTACTGAAGCTACTGCTGTTGAAGCCACTACAGCTTGTGAAGTTAAAGTGTTTCCAGCTGCTGTGTAATTACTTCCACCTGCAGAACTTACTTCGTTAGTAGTGTCATAAACTGTGCTTGAAGTTGTATACGGATTAGAAGTATACAAAGCTATTTTAAATGTATTACCACCAGACGCAAAATTATGCGTGCCTGTGAAAAGCTCTCCACGAAATGCAAAGGGTATTACGTTTGCCATATTATTTTAATCTCCTTTAATAACTTGATGGTGATTCAGATTTAATAGGAAGACGAATAACACCATCTTGATATTCGTTTCTGCGTCTACGACCAATTTGTTCGGTAGCATACGTTTCTAAAGCTTCTTTATAAGCTGCTTGGTAGTATTGTAACATATCTTGAGGACCTTTCAAGTACGCATATGCATTTACTAAAGAAGCATATAAAAGTAAATCTTGGTATTTGTTAGATAAATAAGTGCCTGAAGCGCTTTTAGTAGCGTCAGTTAAACTGACCGGATTTTTATTATAGGCCAAAGTAATTTCGTAAGCTGCATTAGGCGTAGGTGCAATAACCCAATAATTCTCATCCCAATTAGCATAATATTTAGGAAGAGTACTAGACGCAGTGCCAGGTGTATCGTAATAAGTTGCTATGTAACTAGGATCTCTTTGCTCTAAATAAACTTGATTGCCAGAGGCATCTTTAAGTTGCACATATCTAATAACTCTTAAATCTGATGGAATTGTAACATATCTATTTCCAATAATTGTAGTTGATGTAGCATAGTGTCTTTCCATGTCTGCATCAAAAGATCTATAAATCCTTTCTTCTGCGTTTTGTATAAATCTATTTAAAACAGCTTCAGTAAAAACCGTGCTATCTACCTCTGTGTAAGATTTTATATCGTCTTGTAAATTTGTTAAAGTATATGCCATAATTATGTTTGTGGTCCTATTGCTTTTAATGTTACAGGGCCAGAGGATACATTATAACCTCCTCCACTGATTTGTCCAGTAGTTGCATTACTTCCTGCTGTAAAATAATAATTATTGGCTGGTGTTAATAATAGTCTTACTGCATCACCACTACCATGAGCAGCAGCTGTAGATCCAAATGCGCCTCGTGTTACTCCTGTTAAAGTATTACTACTAAAACCAGTGTAACTAATAATTTCTGTTCCCACTAACGCACCATAAGTAGGAGTACCACTTGGATTTGCAATCGTAGGTTCAAAAGGTGCTGTTGTAACTCCATTAAATCCAGTCACACTTGTTAAAATAATTGTTGTTGTAGTTGCATCAATAGCTCCATTTAATGTTGTTGTATAACTAGTATATAGACCAGGATAAATTGAATAACCCGCAGCTTGACAAATAGTTGCTCCAGTAATTCCATCAATGTTTGCGATATTACTAAATTGAGGATCAGTAGATGCAGCTGAACTAATTGTAGGTGGTCCTCTAAATCTTACAGTATCACCATAATTTCTTCCATGGTTTACAGAAGACACATTTATAATTGGTGAACCTGCAGCAAAAGTAGTTAAAGAATTAAAACCTAAAAGTCTTAATGCATCAGGTGGTGGTTGTTGTGGTCTTGTTTTAGGTAAAGCTGTTGGATCAGCTTGACTTGGTTTAGGATCTAATTGTGGTTGTTTAGATTCAAATTCAGAATAATGTACAAATAAACCATTCCATTGTGTAACCATTTCATTCCATGGGAATGCTTGGCCACTAATGTCAGATATTGCTAGTGCGTATTTTCCTTGTGCATATCTTGCCATAATTAAACGCTAGGATAGTAGGTCTTAGGTGTAACAAATGTACTGTTGCTTGACCCATCCGCTGCCTCCGCTCTTAATAGTTCATCTTCGTATAAAAGTTTTAAATTTTGTGTTCTATCTGGTGCATATTTTAAACTTAAATAATAAGCTAAACCTGCACACATACATGGAATGTAATAGTAAGGAACATCTGTTGCATTAGTGTAATCACCTGCATCATCAATTCTTTTCATATAATAAAACTGCACTCTATCACCTGCCTGACTAGAACTCGGTGTTGTATATAAAGTAATAGTAACTTTATCTATAAATCTTTGAACCCAATATTGAGAAGGTTGTCCTTGTGCTAATTTATTTGATAAAGATGAATATGTTGATCTAGAAATTTTTGTTAATGGACTATCTGATTGACTTGTTGTACCTGCACTACTTCTATAAGAAGCTTCAAAAACATCATCTACACTATACAAAGCTGCGCCCGCACTATCTAATAATGTTGATGTGCCATCACCGCTAGATCTATAACCAATGTATTCATTGGTTCCAGCAACAAGAGTCAAGTATCCATCTCCTATTTCCCATAGATGTACTCCTCTATTTGCCCATTCTTGAAAAAGAATGTTTAAAGATCTTCTTGCAGTTTTTAACTGATATCCTGAAACTCCTCTTATACCAATACGTTCATATGCTTCTTCTACAACATCATCTATTGCAAAAGTTTTCCCAAACGTAGTAGTTCCGGAAGTAGTATTAGCCATGTTACGCTCCTGTAATAGTTACAGTAACGCTTCCACCTGATCCAGCTAAGTTATAAACAACTCCTTCTTTAAATAGAATACCTGAACCTGGAACATAAACTTCTAAACCTTCAGTTCCAAATTTATATGTAGCCACTAAATTACCAGCAGCTGCATTAGCTGCCACTGCTACATCATGTAATTTTAAAACAGAACTTGCTATTCCTTTTCCTTGAATAGAAGTAATTCTTGTTCTAGCTGCTCTTGATAAAGTATCAGAGCCTACAGTATCCATAAGTAGGGTTGTTTGGTCACTTGAAAATGATCCTCCGCCTGCCATAATTTTTACTCCTTGTTTAAGGCGCTCCCGAAGGAGCACCTAATTAATATTATGAAAGGTTATTGTTCTGCAAGTAATTAATAGTTACTGTAGCAGCACCTGCTGACGCATCATTGTTTGCACCATTATAGATGTAACCAATTCTGATGTCAGAAGTTCCAATATCTTTCCAGTTTGCACACAGTGCAGCTGCTCCCATTGCTATTGAACCAACTGCTGAAATGTCTGTATCATTAACATACAAATCAGTATCAGCTGATGAACCAACTTCAAGTATATCACTACCTGAATCGTTAAACGCAGTTTCTACGTTAACGTCAACAGATACGATTTGAGAGTTAGCTGGAATTACAACGTTTGTGTCTGTTGCTGTAGCTTCCACTGTGTAGTCAAATGAAAATGATTGAGACATTAACACTTGACCTGTGTTTTTAACATTTGTTCCAACAGTTGTACCTGTTGTATTTGAAATCGTTCCCGCTTTTACTGGTCCCGAAAATGTAGTTGTTGCCATAATTATATTCTCCTAGTTTTTGATATATAGTCTCTAGGCCGTCGACTATACGCGTCTATATATCAGTTAATAATTGTATAGTAATGAATTTATATACTAGATTTTAATAGAGTGCAAGAGAGCCTATAATGTGGAGTGGATTTATTCCAACGATGTAGCTTTTTATTAAGTAGCTACAGAAACTTGGGGTGCAGAGTTTTCCACCTTATTTAGCATATGCTCTTTTTTAGCTTCTGCTAATTTTATATGGCTAATTACTTCTCTGACTTTTCGGTCAATCCTAACCATATTGAGAGTATATCTACCCTCATTAAGATGCTCCTGCTCCCATTCTAGGTCCAGAACTTTTTTCTTCGTATATAGTTCTGTTAGATGTTGTTGCATCATTTATAACCTCCTCATAGGTTATTCTATTTACCTTGGGATCGTTCATTTCTCCAAGATACTCCCATTTTATATCATTTTGTCCAAGTTTGTCAATGATAGCATCTTCAACTGCTTTTAGGGAATCTTCTGATTCTATAATAAAATCTGCGTGATATTTGTAGGCGTAAATTTTGATTCGTAGTTTCTTCATATTCTCACCTCTTATAAATTAAAAAGGGGCCGTTTTGAGGCGGCCCCTAATTTTATTTGATATTATGCACCCTCGCAACCAAAGATACCTCTAGGGTCTGATACTCCAAACGAGTATCTTTCTCTAGCTTTGTATCTAACGTTACCAGTATTGAAATCACCTTCCATTTTAGTTTGGATAGGTAGTCTTTCAAAGTACTTCATACCATTCGGCACGTCTGTAATGATATACCAAGAATCAGTATCTGTAAGATAGTGATTTACTCTGTAACCTTCAGGAATCATTCCCATAGATTTTAGAGCATTGATATCATTGTCTGCAGTTCCAACTCTACCTTGAGACTTCATAAGTCTTTCAGCGTTGAATTGGTTTTCAGAAGGAACAATCATTTTCATTCCTCTAGCTGCAATCTTAAGACCTCTCTCATCAGTCATACCAGCAATGTCAATCATTGCTTGTTCTAACGATGTTTCGTTAAGGTCTGCTTGTACCGTTAATGTGTTTTTGAAAGAACCAGCGATTGTTGGGTGTGCTGTGTTGAACAAAGAAACACCGTCACCTGAATCAAAGTTATCTGTAGTAGGTAAACCTTGGTTTAGTGGGTTTGCTGCTTTGATCTGTTTAGCATTTGCCATCGATCTCGCTAGTGCTTTTGTATATCTAGACGAAAGTCTATCATACAAGTTATCTTCCATTGCTTCTTCAGTTAAAGCGAATGCAAGAGCCACTGTTTCGTTAGTGTATCTTGCAGTAAATGTTTCTTGTGCATTGTCATATGCAACTGCTCCACCTTCAGGTTTCACATATGCATTAGCAAAGCCAGATAACATTACTTCTTCTTCAAAAGCTCTGTCAGAAGTTTCAGTAGCATAAATTTCCTTATGCTCCTGGTCGTATCTTTTATACTCAAGGCCGAACAAGGCATTTAAACCTGGCTCAAGCTCTTTTACGAGTTGTTGTCGTGATATTGCCATAATTTATTCTCCTTATGCTGCCCCGGCAGTTCCAGATCCTAATAAATGCTCGTTTACCATCACACGCCAATTGACGTTTGCTGATCCGATTTCATTGTTTTCAGGGTCTCTTGAAACTCCGATTATTTTGAATTGCCCAGTTGTACCTAGAGTAGCATCCCCTAGTTCCATTGAGCTTACTCCGTTCAAAGTTGAACCACTTACACCAGCTAAATCCGCACATTTAAAGATGTCTGTTTGAGCAGAAGCACCTGTATTGTCTGATTGGATTTCGTACATTT